CTCTTCTGTACGCTGGCGAGATTCCAAAGTTTGACGTATCACGAGTTCGTCCTGCCGGAGCAAGACTTAAAACTTTCGGTGGAAGAGCATCTGGACCCGGACCTTTGGAAGAACTTTATAAGTTTTGCGTTATCAAGTTCAAAGGAGCAGTTGGTCGTCGTCTCAATTCCCTTGAGTGCCATGATATTCTGTGCAAAATCGGGGAAGTTGTTGTTGTGGGTGGAGTCAGACGGAGTGCAATGATTTCTTTGTCTGATTTGTCAGACGATAAGATGGCTCATGCTAAAGCAGGTGCATGGTGGGATGGTCAAGGACAACGAGCATTGGCAAACAACTCTGCATCGTACCTAGAAACACCATCTATTGGTCAATTTATCCGTGAGTGGTCGTCTATCTATGAATCACACTCTGGTGAGCGAGGAATCTTTAATCGTGAAGCAAGTCAAAAACAAGCAGCAAAGAACGGACGTCGTGACGCAACTTATGCTTTCGGTACTAACCCTTGTAGCGAAATCATTTTACGTCCTTATCAATTCTGCAACCTATCTAGCTGTATTATTCGCAGCGACGATGATATTGACTCCATCAGCAATAAGATTCGTTTGGCTACGATTCTTGGCACTTTTCAAGCCTCGTTAACAGACTTCCCTTACTTGCGTAAGATTTGGCAGAAGAATACCGAAGAAGAAGCACTCTTAGGTGTGTCTATGACTGGTATTTGCGATAACACTTTGTTAAACAATCCTGATGACGAATCATTACCTGCTCGATTGGAGGCTCTCCGTGACCTTGCTGTATCTACTAATGCTTTCTACGCTTCCGCTATTGGCATTAACCAGTCCGTTGCGGTTACAGCCGTTAAGCCTGAAGGTACTGTATCTCAGTTGTGTAGCACTGCTAGTGGTATCCATCCTCAGCATAGTAAGTACTATATTCGCCGTGTCAGAGCTGATAACAAAGACCCTTTAACACAGTTCATGATTCAAGCTGGTTTCGTTGCAGAGTCTTGTGTGATGAAGCCTGAGTCAACAACAGTATTTAGTTTTCCTGTTGCTGTAGCTGATGGTGCTTTGTTGCGTGAGGATTTGACTGCGATTCAACACTTGAAGTTGTGGTTGATATTTCAGCGTCACTACTGTGAGCATAAGCCTTCAGTAACTATCTCTGTGTTAGAGAAAGAGTGGATGGAAGTAGGGGCTTGGACATTCAAACACTTCGATGAGGTAACTGGTGTGTCTTTCTTACCGATGGATGGTGGGACATACAAGCAAGCACCTTATGAAGAGTGTGACGAAGAGACTTACAACCGATTGAAGTCATTAGTTCCTACTACAGTAGATTGGGAGAACTTCAAAGAGTATGACGATAATGTCGAAGGTGCTCAGATGTTGAGCTGCACCGCTGCTGGAGGTTGCTCTATATGAACGAACTGCTTATCTTATTAGCTGGTTTATTTATTGGAGCAATAGGTACTTTGGGTGTTCTTCGTTTTTATAGGTGGCTTAACTCACTGAGACGAGAGGTTGAACATCTTTATGATAAACGAAGATACCTTATTCGAGAAAATGAATTAATGACTGAGTTCTTGTTTTGGAAAAACGAGCAAAAGAAAGAAACTTAATTCCTTGTGTGTGGTAGTACTTGACGGCGGCTCTTCGGAGCCGTCTTTTTTATTGTAAAGTTAAAACAAAAGATTGTAAAGTTATGACAAGAACAAAGCTCTTTCGTCATTGCGACGATTGACTAATCCCTTTAAAACTTTACCACCACCTATTGTGTACTTGAGAAACTCTTCCGCAGCGCCGTCCATGTCTCCACGAAGAACCTTCTGACGGAGGGTTGAACGCTGTAGTGTCCCAAGACCCACATTAAAGCTAAAGCTGACAAGAGCGTCGAACTGCCCTTGTGTAAGAGTAACAGGACAGTATCGCTCGACACCACGCTCAAAGTTAGCCAAATCTCGTTTAAGAATGTCATCTACTTCTCCCATCGTTATTGTCCTATTCCAACCATCAGGGATAGGTAACGCTTTACGCTCTGCTAACGGTACTCTTGCGTGATTGGGGTCAATAACATGACCAACACCAATAGTCCACAGAAGAGCAGGACATTGATAAGGCTTAGTCCTAACACCTTCATGGTGACGAATAACTTCGAGAGCCTTGTCACTTACTTTCATTTCTTAGAGAAAGCCTGTGTACCGAACCAGAAAGCGATAATAGAAGCTAGAATCTGCATTTCATCAGCATCGAACACCATTGGAATAGCTTCAACAAAGGAAGTGCCAGACGACCAAGCCCACGCAATAGAAGCAATGTCTACTACAATCAAGAGCAGTACGAATAAATAGGTTACAGCAGGTCTTACAGAGGCTCTGAGGTTGATTACCCACTGACTAGCACCCTGACCTATAGCGATGTCGTGTGCGTACATTGCAGAGCGTTCCTGAGCCTGTGTCTCCATCTGAATCTGCTCTGTTCTAATCTCTTCTACCCTAGCTTGTGCAGCGTAGCCACGCTCAAGCATCTGTAGTTCTCTTTCAGTCTGCATACGAGCCATTTCTAGCTCATGTGACTTATCAGACTTGTCTTGGAAGAAGTCCATCAGTTTAGGCAAACCACCCATCAAGAACGATAAGGCAGTTGAAATTAGTGTTAGCATTACTTGTCTCCCCAGACTATAAAATAAGCAATTACTGCAGCAACTAAAAAGCAGTACATCTGTACTCTCTTGACTGCTTTCATATCATGCTGATATTGTTCTTTATTTTGTTGTTCCATTTTTTCTATATCTAGCTTAATTTTAAGTAAGGCTTCCCACTCTTTAGCACCGTGCTTTTTAATAAAGTCTATCTTTAACTTTGCTTCGTGGTCGCTAATTTGTTTCTTGCGATTCCAGTCGTTTAGTGCTTTGATTAAAGCAGTTTCTTTCTTAAACTCTGCTTCTCTAGCTGCTCTACGTCTTTCTGTGGCTTGACGCTGTGCTACGTCTGCTGCGTCTTGTTGGATACCTTCAATACTTTTAGACAGTTTGTTAGCAGCCTCTCGACTACTATCAAGACTACCGCTAAGGGCTTTTGCTCCTTCGGAGATTCCGTATGGGTCTGACATAGTTATTCATCGTGTGTATAGTGTGTATAATTATTGGTTCTTAAACTCTTCATAACGCTTCATCAGTTCTTCGTTAGACAATTGCTCAACGCTAACTTCTGGTGCAGGGTTATTGATTGCTTCGTTGCTCGGTTGTTCAACAGACAACATTGGTGCGCCTCTAACAGCGCTAATACCGCCGACTTTAAGAATTGATTTTGTAGCGTTTAAGATTTTTTCAGTTGTTGTTTTCTTTTTAACCAAATCTAATAAAGCAGCTTTAGAGTCTGGATTAAATAAAATTTCTGAAAACGATGCTGGGTTGTTGATAACATCTCGAACAGCGTCAAACAAACCTTTACTTGCGTTAGCTGCTTGAGTGCTTCCACCAACTGCTTTAGTCCCCATGTATGCAGCACCACCAGCAACACCGCTAGGTGCGCCAGCTCCTTCATTTTGAACTACTTTACTCATATACTTCATAATAAGAAGAGCATCATTCTTGTCTGCTTTCTTTGGAAATAAGAAATCAAACTCTCCATCTTTTTTACCAAGCTCAGATAACGCTGTTTGAATATTAAAATCAGGAGCGTTTTCAGCAGCACCGGGAATACGAGACTTAGTTAAAACTTCGTCAAACTTAGCTTTACGAATAGTGTCTAATATTTGTGATGCGGCTGGATTGTTTTTAAGAACTTCTAACAACACAGCTCTCTGTGATGGAGGAGCGTTTTTAAGTTTAGTAAGGACGTTCTCAGGAACTAAATCAGTTGCTCGTTCAACATCAAATGCTTTTACTAAAGGACGCTCTGAAAATTCGTCAATTTTTTGAATGTTTGCTGCAAATTTATCTCTTGCTCCTTTAAGCTGGTCTGCGCCGGGGACTCCGTCATTTATAGCGTTGTCTAAAGATGTTTTAAATCCTTTTAAGACATCCAGTGCAATTCCTTTTGCTTGACCGGGTGCGACACCTTCAAAAATGTTACCCTTACCAAAGTCAGCGGTTCCTGTGTAGGCTGCTTGACCCCAAGCTGAAAGATTCTTCTGAAGCCTGTCAATATCTATTCTTTGAGCCTGTGCAGGTCTTCCCGGAGTGACAGTAACTGACGCAGGTGCGCCACTTGGACCAACAATGGTGCTTGGGACAGTTGTTTCCGGTACAGCAGGAATAGCATATTCTTCAATAATTTTAGACAGTGAATTTCTTAGTCCGTCCATTCCCGGTATTTCTCTATCAATTCCGTTTAGACGCTGTTGTACTGTGTCAATAATAGGTGATGTGTCAACTGTTCCACCAGCTTTCTTAGCTGCGTTAAAATCCTTAGCAGCGTCAGAACGTAAAGTAGAAGACAACGCTTTACCGTAGTTTTGAAATGAAGTCACAACAGAGTTTGTAAGGTCTTCTGGATTCAGAGGTGTTTGAGCAGAGCGTTTAAATAGGTTATCTAAATATGATTCTGTGGACGCTGCTTGTACTTGTCTAAACGCAGGTGCATTTTCAGCACGAGGAGATGCTTCTACACGAGATTCTACTGCTAGTTGGCGACGACTTCCTGTCAACTCTCCCGGAGTCATTGGACCAATGTTCAACAAACCTTTGGTTTCGCCGTAACTTGGAAAATCACCAATTGGTTTACGTAGAATATCTCTACCAGACATAAACGCACCTTTACCAGCATACGGAGAGCCTTGCAATAACAACTGACCTACAGGAGAATCTGTAATCAAGGGAGCAGCAACACCAGTTGCACCAGCTACTGCAAACTCACCAGTTCCAGCACCTATTCTAGACGCAGTTGTTTTTCCGACATTAAACAAGCCCGGAGCGCCAGCTAATGTCACCGCTGCCGCAGGAGCGCCAGCAGCAGCAAAGTTGTAAGGTGTTCTATATGGAGAAGTCTCTAAATCAATTCCTGTTAAGTCTTTAATAGCCCCTAAAATTCTTTTTGGTTTTGCTGCTTCAGGGTCGTTACCAGCTTCTAAATAATTATAAAGAGTCTCCCACCCACCTAATAAATCAACAATTCCTTTAGAGCTGCCTTTAGCAATAGATTCAACTGTATTTTTAGCAACTTCAGAAAATTTAGTAGGTGTGTTGCTTAGAACAGAAGGCTCAGCATATCCTACAGGATTAAACTTTTTATATTTTTCCAGTATTTCTGCGTCGCTTAATTTACTTAAATCTTCAGACATTTTTAATCCTTAAATTAGGTTACGCTTTTTAGCTTCTGCTTCATACGGATTCGTTTGTTGTTGCGAACCTGCTGGTGCTAGGGTCTCTCGTGGTATTTTATATTCAAATCCACCTAAACCACGATTAGCACGAGCGTATGATTCTAATCTTGTTGATTCGTCTGCAATTAACTGATTCTTATTACGCATATAAGTAATAAGTTGTCTACGAGCTTCTCCGCTTGTTTCCAACTGTGGAATAAGCGCTTCGATAAATTTACGGTCTTCGTTAGAGAAACCTGCACCAAGTTTACCACCAAGAGTTTGAAATATAACGTCTTTAGCAACCTTACCGTATTGTTGTGAAGATGCAATTCTTGAAACGTCTGCTTTTGATGCCAAGCCTAATGTGTTTAACAAGTTAGCTGCGCCGACTCGACCCTCAGCAAATGTACCACTAATTAACTGTTGGTCATTTAACTGCTCTAATTTTTGTAAAGACTGCAACGTAGAAATTGCAGTGTCTCTAGTTTCCATTGCTTTTGTTACAACACCAGCATCGTTTTTACCAAGTTGTTTAACAAACTCAGACTCACCCGGTGGAAGATTAACAGTAGATGTTGCACGACTTGTAACAACACTTACAGGGTCTCCGACACGCTTAATAATTCTTCCGGTGGCTACATCTACCACCGCTTGTTGTTTCATGTCTGGCTGTCCTTCAACACCAATCCACTCTAGTTTATTACCCTCTGTTTCAACTTTTCTTGCATTTAAAGCTCTTGCTCCAGCAGAAGTGTCTATTTCGTCAGCACGTTTAGCAGCCATCATCGCTTCGTTAGGAGCAAAAGGCTGTAAGACACGAGCAAAATCTCTAATACCTGCAGAAGTTGTTAAATCAAACTGTGAAGACAATTGTTTAATCTTAGAAACTTTTTCTAGTTCTGGGTCTCCGCCAAGTAAGCCCTGTACACCACGACCTAAGCCAGCACCGCCTTGATAGATAGACATTTTAGCTTGTTGTAATGGGTTAAGACTTGCATAACGAAAAGCATTAGCTGCGTCGGTTGCTTGACGCTGACGCATTAGTTGTTCTGGGTCAACTCCGAACAAACCACTTACAATATTCTCTGCCATGATTAAAAGAATCCTTTATCTTGTGCTGCCAACATACTTGTTTGTTGTGAACCTGCATTAGTTCCGTAGCGTGATGCAGTAGATTGATTTCCAAAAAGATTGTCAAACCAACTTCCTGTGCCACCAAAACTTCCACCACCGCCACCGCTAATAGCAGAACCAGCTCCACTAAGAGCTGTACCCATTGGGCTGTAGCCTTGATATTGACTGTAAGCGTTTGCAGCAGCTTCTTGTGGATTGAGATATAACTGACCTGCTCTTGCACCAGCAGTTGCGTATTGGTCAGCTAAGGAAGTACTCAGTCTGAATGGGTCTTGTCCCATTGTTTCTGTTGTTCTTAATAAACCTAACTGAGCTTCTAATGGACCGTAACCAGAAGTTGTAAGTTTTGGAACTTGTCCAAGTAATTCGCTACCTGTGCCAAATAGACCAATACCAAACTTGGCTCTATCCATAGCAGCTTGGTCTGCTTGTGCTGCAAGTTGTAAGTCTTGTTGACCAATTTGATTAAAATAGGCTTGTGCTAAAGGATTTGCAGGAGCCGAACCAGTGCCTGTATTAACACCAAGACCACCAGTGCCTCTAGCAAAGTTAGTTGTGTTTAATCTGTTAAACGCAACATCACGACTAGGTGCTAACAGTGCTTGTTGGTCGCTAATGTATTTCTGTGCAACCTCTGTAGGGTCTTGACCTAAATAGTATTGTCCTCTATTAAATGCGTTAGAAGCACCACTATATAAAGGCTCAGCAGCAGACGCTACTCTTGTTGGGTCGTAGCCGCCTGACTGTGCAAACAACCTATCTTGAATAAGCTGTAACTCAGGAGAAAGCTGATAACCACCTTTTCCGTCGTCTGAGAACGTAGACGTACCAAACCGAGTAGTCATTCCCATCGGCTTGAATTGAGCCATTCCTGACGCTTTATCAGCAGCAGCTCGCAACGCTTCAGCATTTCCTTTAGCGGCATCAGCGGCTTTAGAGCCTGAAATTAATCCGCCACCAATTGACAGTATTGGTCCTGCTATTGCAGCTAATCCACCCATTATAGACTCCTACTATATATGTGATACATTTTATTATCCTGACCTAAAGAAGGCTGTGTAAACGTAAAGCCTATTGTTTTACTAAACTTCACTAACTTAGTATTTGTTTCTTCTATTAAAGCAACTAAAGGAACAGAGACTAAGTGTTGTAATAAATTTAAATCTTCTAAATACTTTACTTTTACTTCTGGTGTCCATTTACGGACATCTGTGTGAAACCAAATTAAGTTGTCATGTAACTCTAACAACATGGTATAGTCTTCACGAATGACGACTGGAACCTTAAAGTTCATTAAGAAATACGAACAGCTAATCCAAATTGATTATTAACTGCGTTTGTTCCATTACTTCCTGCCATCCATCTCCATGTACCTGTTAAGTTGTTTGTTAATACATAGTTAAAAGAACCAGCAGCGGGTTGGTTAGAAATAATAGCTGATTGAACTTGATTAGCGCCTGTACCTGCAGTATATTCTCCGTTAAACACAGGAACACTGCTACTTCCATTTGCGTTGAAGTAAACAAAACAATAACTGCCAATAGCGCCAGCAGCAGGTATAGTCGGAGCAGCAGATTCCCAAGCACTTCCAGTGGACTTTAGCACATTTCCAGATGTTCCCGGTGCAACATAGCCTAGTACGTCTGTACCAATAGCAACACCTAAGTTTGTACGAGCATTAGCAGCGGTAGAAGCACCTGTACCGCCATCAGCAACAGCTAAATCAGTAATGCCAACAATAGTTCCACCAGTAATGTCCACAGCACTCTTAGCTTGTGTGGCTATGTTACCAAGACCTTGTGCAGTAATCTCTTGCTTAACATAAGCAGTAGTAGCTAACTGAGTTGTATTAGAACCAGTTGTAGGAGTAGGTGCAGCAGGAGTGCCTGTAAAGGTTGGGCTATTAATGTTTGATTTAGATGCAATCGCTGAAGAAATAGCGGTTAATTCGGTATCAATCTCTGTGCCTTTAACAATCTTTCCAGCATTACCTGTTGGAAGACCGTCTTTAGCGGTGAAGTTGGTTGCTTTACTATAATCTGCCATATCGTATCCTTAAACTATTGTTTTACCTGCTTTAACCGCTACATCTATCTTCTGAATTGACATAGGGTTTCCATTGATGTCTGCCTCTAATCCTAGTTGCATAATTGTTCCTGAACCACCAGCATTGACAGAGAATCTATCTAAGACAATACCTGAAGAGTATTCAGCAATATTGTATTCACCAATGCCGTATTCATAGACAACAGCGGTGTCTAGTTTGTATGTAGTAGCGTTATAGCTTTCAGTGTAGTCAAAACCCCACTTAACTGCCACAAACTGGTTTGTACCGCCAATAAGAACCCAACCAATCTTCTTTAAAATCTTTAGTTTTGTAGAAGCGTCAAAATCAAAGTAGTTCGTGTAATACTGTAAGCGATAACTTGAGCCATTATCTGAATGACCAAAATACTTACCAATGTAAGAAGGTTTACCAATTAATAGTTCTTTAGCTTGTGTCACACAGAAAGACTTAGGTTCTAAATTGTCCCAAATAGTTACTCTAGCTGAACCATCTTCTAGACGTGAGCGAGTATCAAAGCAATAAACAAACTTAGTAGTAGGTAAAGACAATAAATAAATAGCGTCTCTCTCGTGATAAACACTTTTAATCTTCCCTACATCAGCTTCAGAAAATACGTTAGCCATTAAGTCATCACGAACATTCTTAGAAACATCGTTCATTGGAAGCGATTTTTCTTGAATTACACGAGCTAAGCTACGCACACCTGAATTTGACAAAAAAAGTAAATCTGTGCCAATGTTTTGAACCGAATCTCTTGACAAACAACCAACATTATAAATAATGTCTTGTAATACTAACGCACCTGTATCAATTGGGTTAGCGTAGATAGCAATGTTGTTACGACCAAAGATAACTAAGAATCCATTATGTGCAGCGATAGCGACAATGTTATCAGCGTTGGGGAATACTTCTTGTAGGTTTAAGTAACCTGCAGAACCTGTTGTAAAATCTGTACCACGCAACAAGTCACTAAAATAAACAGTCTGTGTGTCACCAGTAATATTGCCTACCCAGATACGTCCATAAGCAGACAACGCAGCGTTAGGTTTAAAACTAGCAGTAGTGTGATTAGCAGGAAGTGTGCCAATATCGCCTACTTGTTGAAATCCAAAAGTACCACTATCGTGAGCGTGTCCTGAACCGCCTGATGTTGGTAGCTCATGCCATACCAACATTGGATGTGCAGCCTGTGCTAAATAAGCATGAGGCTGAAAGTCGTTTACATCGCCATAAGGCATCGCTACCATCTGCCAGTTGTTAGCAGTAATGGTATAACTAGCGTTAGCTGAGTTATCAGCGTTACGAACTAGCTTCTGTGTTAATGTTGCACGACCAGTAAATAACTTATTGTTACCAGCAGAGATGATAGTGTTGTCACCACCATCAACTACTTCTATCATGGCTTCAATTGGATTAGAACCTAAGTCACTGTTGGTAGCGTTTAAAGGTGTCCAACCACGTCTTGCACCAATACGACCATATCTGTCAATAACACAGTTCTGTGCTTTAAGTGCAAACCCAGAAGCTAGAGTAATACTCGATTCTTGGAGGTTTAGTCCATAGAACCCCGGAGCAGCAATTGAGGAAGTTTGTAGTTGTCCAGCCATTAGACGGAATACCACGCTTCTTCTTCACAATACCGTGCTGACTCTAATGAGATAGCATCAGCAAGGCTTTGTTTATACAGTGCGTATGATTCAGAAGATTGAACACCTCCATCTTCACCACGCTCAGCTTGCGCTCTAGCCAAAGCACCTAGAATTACAGGCTCATGTGGAACTAAGAGTTTGTCTGAGTTAGCTACTAATTCAACTTGTGGACGAATAACGTTAAAGCGTAAGTTGTAGACACCATTAGGAATAGGAAATAAGTCTACCTGTGTATCACCATCGGTGTTTGTACCATTAAAGTTATAGTACATTGGCGAACCCTTTTGAGGGGTTGTCAACAAGAACTGCTCATCCATCCAGCGAGTAGAAGCATTACGCATAACATGGTTGCTAGTGTCGTTTAAGACATCAATAACACGGAATCGTTGACCAGTACCTGTTAATACATAGTTAAATATGTCAGCACTAGTAACAGCAGATAATGTCTCAGACAAAGCGTTCCAATTATAAGCATCTTCTACCTGACGCTTAGAATCATTGATATACTTGGAGATGAGCTTTACATAAGCGTTATCAGATACTGAAGAAGCCTCTGGCTCACGCAGTCGTATTAAGACTTCGTTGGTTAATTCTAGGTAGTTTTTAGATGCCATAATTTCCTCAGTGTAACATACTTTTACAAAAAAAGCAAGTTATTTTTTAACAATCCCACTTTTTCAATGCTAATGCTTTACGAGTTGGTCTACCTTTTTCATCCTTCATAGGACCTGCAACACCACCCATTCGAGCGCAGAAGCTCTTACGTCGTCCTGCCGCTTTAGGCGACTTAGCAGCCTCTTTAGCAGACACAGGTGGCTTTAGCTTAGAGCCTGTAGTCTTGTTGTAATAGTCTCTACCTTTTTGGTTAAGACCACCTTCAGGGTTCTGAAACGCTTTCTTTGGCATTATTTCTTCTTCTTTACAGTCTTAGCAGAGTCTTTAAAGTCTTGAGCTGTAGGAGCGCCTTTGGAGCCTACTTTACGCATCTTTTCGCCAGAACCAGCCTTAATACGAGCTTTCTTGGCAGCGATATTGGCGTACAATCCGGGTTTAGTAGCCACGCATCATCCCCATCTTCTTAGCTGGTTTAGCTTTAGGAGTAGTAGTCATCTTTGCTCCTGTTTTCTTAGCGTATGCCTTAGCTTCTTTCTTACCCTTAGCTGTGTAAGGGAACTTCTTATCTTTTACCATTGGCATGATTACTTCCTTTTCTTGGGTTGGGGTTTAGATTGTCCAGCTTTGGATAAAGCGATTGCAATTGCTTGTTTCTGTGGCTTTCCTGCCTTCATCTCTGTGCGGATATTAGTAGAGATAGTCTTTTGTGATTTACCTGATTTAAGTGGCATTTTAGTCCTTAATTGTTATACTGCACTGCAGAAGTTGCGTCTAACTCAACAGTAACAATAATAGACATTGTTGAGCCTGTTTCAGAAGTAATACGAATTTCATCACCTTCTTCTAGTGCAACATAAATATTACCACCACCAAACTGCAAAGTCTTTTTAGCGTCTAAAGCGTATTGGTCAATAACAACAACCTCAGTGTTTTCACTCTTATCGTACCACCACATACTTACTGCTTTGTTATTGCCTGTGTGGTTGCTGATATGTGCTAACAACCAACGACCCACTTGCCGTGTAGGTGTTGTAAATACTGTAGTCTTGGTGTTTGCTACTAAGTTCTTACCGACTGATAATGAGCGCATATTACCTTAGAAGTGTTTTAGAATCCAGTCTTTGAAGACTGTTAAGAATATACCGATACCAGATGCTAAGAAAGCTACTCCACCGAGAAAGCCTTTATAACGCATCATCTCATCACGAACAGAATGGATGCACTCTAGTATCTCTTTCTGGCTGGCTTGTAGCTTTTCTACTTCAGCTTCTAAGACAGCTATACGCTCAATGTGTTCACTCATACTGTAATTTCAACCCAAGTTTGTTGAATTTCATCCCAAATATATTGTTTACCATCTTCAGGATAAGGAATAGGAGCTTCCCATAAACAGGTATGTTCGTTAAGCATCCACGAATCATACCTTTTCTTAGGAATAAAAGCATTACGAGTTACGTCGTAAAGCCCTCCAACAGTTGCATAGTTTTTTCTAAAAGATTCTTTACCTTCAGAATGTACACCACCATGTGTGTTGTAAGAAGTTTGAATCCAAACAGCAGTAGGCTCGTTGAACAAAGTACGTAAGAACTCTACCCCTTTGTTTTCTGACTCTACACCGTTGTCTAGTAATTCAGTATCGTTAACAGAAACAACTTGTTCAACAATGTTAAGACTATTCAGTTTTGCAAAATATGCCATATTATTGATTACCTAATTTTAATTCAGTCAATTCTTTGTTATCGCCAAGAACACCGTTTAGAAACACATTAAAAGCTAGACTAATTCTTGTCTCATCAGATGTGACGGTTTCTACATTGTGAACCAAACTTGAAGGAAATAAAACAATATCACCTGTTTTTACACCAAACCACCAGCTATCTGAATTATAGATGTCATAATTATCTGTATCTATTTTTATTAGTTGATACGCTGACTTAAAGAATTTTATTTTATCTTGGTCTTTTGCATTGATATACAACACACCAGATATAAAACTATTAGGATGAGCGTGTTCATGATGATGCTCTCCCGGTTTTGTCCAGTTTAACCAAGACTGAGTTATGTAAGGAGTGACTTTATACTTTGGTTTATATACAGTGTCCACATACTCTTGAACATAGTCCAAACATATTTGTTTTAAATCACTAAACTCTGTTTCTTCTAGGATGTAATTATTGTCGCTAGTTGTGTTACCTTTATTTTTATATGTTGAGCTAAAGCTAGTGCTTACAAACTCTAATTCATCTTGTGTAAAATCTCTCGATATATTATTTCTAAGTATCGGAGTTGGAAATAATAATTCAATAGATGAAGTACTCATTAAGTTGTATAGCTTCCTGAACCTGTAAAACTTAAATAAGTATTAGAACCATTAGTTCCAATTGTAGGAGAACCTGTGTAAGTTGCTGAATAGCGTGAAGTTGGAACACTGATAATGACAATACCAGAACCGCCAGAACCGCCTACTCTAGTTCCACCACGTTCTGCACCACCTCCGCCACCACCTGTGTTAGCAGTTCCCGGTGAACCACCAGCTGTTGACCCAGCACCACCACCACCAGACCCACCGGGACCGCCAGTTTGGTTATAAATTGAACCACCACCACCGCCACCACGAGTAACAGAAGAGCCAGTAATTGTTGAAGCTAATCCATTGCCTCCAGCTCCTCCAACAGTTCCGCTTCCTACTTGACCTGCTTGCCCTGCACCGCCTCCAGCTCCTGAACCAAATCCGGGACCAGAGTAACTTGCCGCAGAGCCATTTGTTCCTTGTCCTGATGTTCCGCTTCCTCCGCTTGATGGAGTTCCGGGAACGTAAGTAGCGCCTCCACCACCAGAACCACCGTTACCACCAGCAGGAGGATTTGAATTAGACCCTGAAGAGCCGTAGCCACCACCAGTAGAAGTTACTGTAGAAAATCCACTACCAGAAATAGAAGATGAACTTCCTTGACTACCTACTGAGCCTAATCCTGAACCACCATTACCACCACCTCCAACAGAAACAGTAATAACTGTACCTGCGGTAAGACTTAGTGTAGATTCTGCAGAAGAGTTACCACCTGATGTTTCATTATTAAATGAGTTTCTATATCCACCAGCACCGCCTCCACCAGCTTGATAGTAAGCTCCTCCTCCACCGCCTCCAGCAATTACTAAATAAGAAACAACGACAGGAGCTAAAGGAGTAACACTATTAGAAGCTGAACTAGCTGCACCAGTTCCTACTACGTTTGTAGCTGTTACGCTAAATGTATATGCTGTTCCATTAGTTAAACCAGTTACAACAAGAGGAGATGAAGAACCAGAAGCTGTTAAACCTCCGGGACTAGATGTCATAGTATAGGATGTAATTGCAGAACCGCCATTACTTGCTGGAGCAGTAAATGTGACAGAGGCTTGAGCATCTCCACCTGTCGCAGTGCCAATTGTTGGCGCTCCCGGAACAGTAGCAAAAGTTGTTAATACTTGCCAACCACTTCCATTATATATTTCTGCTGCACCTATGGTCGTATTGTATCGTGTTGACCCTGAAGTAGGGCTTCCCGGTCTTTGTGCAGTTGTTCCTGCAGGTAAATCAAAGTATCCTGTAGATGAATTTGATTGGTCGCTGACTCCTGCAGCAGTTACGCTTATAGATGCCCACGAAGCAGTAGTCCCATCGGTAGTTAGATATTCTCCTGCATTGCCAGTCTGTGATGGCAGTGCATCAACAGCAGCCCACGATGTAGCTGTGCCGTTAGTAGTTAAAAACTTACCAGAGTTACCTGTTTGACTTGGTGTGTAGGATGCTGCAGTTGTTGCTGAATTAGCAGCGTTAGTTGCCGAAGTAGCAGCATTGGTAGCTGAAGTACTAGCATTAGATGCTGAAGTAGAAGCGTTGCTTGCTGATGTACTTGCAGCAGAGGCAGAAGCAGCAGCATTAGTCTCTGCAGTTTCTGCATTAGTTTCTGCTGTTTGAGCATTTGTTGCTGATGTAGCTGCTTCACCTGCTTTAGTAGTTGCTATACCTGCTTGAGTAGTAGCTGTTGTAGCTGATGTTGAAGCTGAAGTAGCAGAGTTAGATGCGTTAGTCGCTGATGTTGAGGCATTGCTTGCAGACGTAGTAGCCGATGACGCAGATGATGAAGCAGAAGTAGCTGACGTAGAAGCATTGGATGCACTCGTAGAAGCAGCAGAAGCACTGTTAGAAGCGTTGGTAGCTGAAGTTGATGCTGCACTAGCTGAGTTACTTGCGTTAGTCGCTGATGTGCTTGCAGCAGATGCTGAAGAGGCTGCGTTAGTCTCTGCAGTTTCAGCATTTGTTTCAGCAGTTTCTGCGTTAGTCTCTGCAGTTTGTGCTGCAGTAGCTGAGTTAGCTGCATTAGTCGCAGAAGTACTCGCTGAAGAAGCAGATGAAGTTGCACTTGATGCTGAAGATGTTGCTGAAGTAGCAGAGTTACTAGCGTTAGTTGCTGAGGTTGAAGCAGCACTTGCTGAAGTACTTGCGTTACTTGCTTGAGTTGAAGCTGTTGTAGCAGAGGCAGCAGCAGCGTCTGCGTCAGCTTGTACTTCTGCAGCTAATTCACGAATTAATAGAGCTTCACTAGAAGAATCCGCTGTAGCGTCTCCTGAACCACCAGCCCCACGATAGATGCTCAAATTATTCTCCTAAATTCTGTTAGACTTACTGAGGTTTTCTTTTGCAGTAATAACCTGTAAGTTCCAAGGAACATGAAGTCCGCAAACTGTTTTCCCGTTTAAAGGGACAATATGGTCAACATGGTGTTGTTCAGCGGTATTTTTGCTTAACATTGCAGCTAAAGAGTATTTACACTCCATGTGCAGTTTGTGTGAAGCTGTTAACCACTTAGGTGTTGCTTGTAATTCTAACGCTCTTCTATAAGAATTGTAACTATTTACTTTAGCTCTATTATTTACTTGCCAATTCTTGTAGTTCTTAGATTTTTTATCCTTATTGCTCTGTTGCCATTCTTTATCGTACTGCGCTATGTGTTCTTTATTCTTACTCATCCACTCTTTTTTATAAGAGTTATTACATTGTTTACAGTAAATAGCAAAACCATCTTTCCTAGCTTTACTTTTAGCAAAAAATGTTGTTTCTTTATCAGAGTTACATTTATTACAGTATTTCACTAGAATCCTTTTAGAAATATGCTAAGTATAACATACTTTTAAAAAGATGAGAAGCTCTTTCGAGCCTCCCACCTAGTTAGCTATTAAGCATTAACAGCAAGAACAAAACCAGCCTCAGGGCGAACAACCTTTGTACCAAATAAGGTATCGGCTGTGTAGAGAGTGGATAGGTACTCCTGTTTATATTGCACTTGTGAGCGAACACCTACTTGCTCTGCAAACACTTGTGTGTCTGTGTGGAACAAGAGTGCAGCTTTGATTGCATCACCAGCAGAGTTATCAGCGGCTGTTTCGATAGTTGGCATATTGCTTGATACATAAACATCAATACCATACAACTTACCGATTTGACCATTGTTAACACCACGACCATCAACGAAGTCGCTAGAGTTGTAACGGTCAACACCCATGATTGCATTGCGGAGTGAAGGAGGAATTGCAAACTTACGACCATCCATTGGAACATCAGCGTCATCCATCAACTGGATTAGCTTACGGAAGCCAGCGTCAGTGAACAAGTCAGATGTTGTAACTGTGTCAAGAGCATAAGCTGTCAAACCAGTAGAAGCATCAATAAAGTACGCATTGCTGTGTACCCAGTCAGACGCATCGCCATCACCAAAAGACTTACCACCAGCGATTAACAAGTCGTCAACTTTCTTAGCCAAAGCGTAACCAGCATCTTCTGTGTAGAAAGAACGCAGGGAAGCCAATGCTTGAACTTCAACGATGTCCTCAATGAAACGTGAGTACTCGAAGTGTTGGTCGATTAAAACTTGTACTTCGCTCTCTGTATTCGCTTGAATAGTTACTGCAGTGTTAGCTGCTTTAGCAGTAGCTACACCACGAGTTGGCTTAGGAATATGAAGAGTGTCGCCTTTTTTGCCTTTGAAAGACATTTTGCGAACAAGGTTAGCCAATACGAGATTGGATTTGTAAGCAGCGATAACTTCATCAGACCAGATTTCTGGAATGAACTTGTCTGCTTGAGTTTTTGCTACGATTGAACCACTACCACCGGGGAATGCTGCTGTTGCCATGATATATTTCCTTTAATTGTAAATTCTAAAATTACTTAACTCGCCCTTCATTGTATGCTTGCATGATTTCATCAGACATTTGCATATAACGGTCAGGGTCTGTCATTCTCAGTTTAATAAGGTCTGCTCGACGATATACTTTTCTACTTGTTTCACCAGCGCCACCAACATCGACTGTAGCTGCCTTCATTGCCTGTTCTTGAGCTTTGCTTTCTACTGCTGCTGTTTGTGATACCTGATTCTGTTGTTTGATTTGTTTTAGTTCCTTGTAGGTACTTAACAATTCATCAGCAGATTCAAAGTCAAACTCTGCATCAGCTTTAGCAAACAAGTTCAATCGAATTGCAGAAGATTTAACCCAATCTTGGAATCCGCTATCGGATGCGATAGTGGCAAAATCAGGATGTTTAGCCGACAATTGTTGTGCCGTCTTCATCTTCTTCATTTCTAATGCTGCTTGTCTTGCTTCAAGTACTGCAGGATGCTTCTCTACTTGTCTGTTGACCGCACTAGCTGGGTCTGCAAAAAAGTCTTCTTCAAGCGATTCTTCAATCGGCGGTTTAGCTTTAGCGTTAGAATCGAGTTGTTGTTTTAACAGTTGGTCTGCAAGACTACGTACTTCGTGAACTTCGTTTGCTTGTCGTCCAATGAGCTTCTCAGCCTCTTGGTGCATCTTCGCAATCTCAATAGCGGATTTACCTTTATACTTTTCAGGTAACTCTTCTACTGGTTCACTCTTTGTGTCAACCACTTCAGTATTATCTACAGTAGTGCTGTCGGGTACTGGGGTTGTAACATCTTGTACTACTTCTTGCTCACTGCCGTTAAACAGTTCTTCTTGTTCAATAAAGTTTGCTGCCATTTAAAGTCTCCTGTCACCGAATCAAGTGATTTTAGGATTTATAATCTAAGGCTCTTTCGAGGTGTCTTAGGCTTCGTTACTCTTTGCTTCTTGTTTTGCTTTTTCTTCACGGACTCTCGCCCATCTGTCGTAAGCACCAACGAAATTTGGATTAGTACCATCTAAACATATTCTAGGGGTAGATATGATTCGATTAGCCTCTAATCCACAATCACAAAGAACTACAGTAGTCTCATAATCAACCAAGCTCTCTGTAATGTGTTCTTCACTGCATTTAAACTCAAACATCCTACGAGCCATCCGAAATATCTCCCGATAAGAGGGACTCGTAAGCCTGTTCTGAAGCAGGTTTAAGGTTGAGAAGCCACTGAAGTAAGTCCAGTTGTCCTTTTTTAACCATTAAGTCTGTTTCATTCTGGATTGATAGCACATGGTTTAACGAATTAAACATTGCTTGTGCATCTTCCATTAAATCTTGCCAACCTTCTGTTGACATCATCGAGAAACGATTCTCGTAGTAATGCTGTAATTTCTTATCTATCATTCTTCTTTGTCCTTTAGGGAGAAGTGAGTACTTACTTACTTAATTGTTGCAATAATACCACAACTTTGTTAAAATGTCAAGATATTTCTTTACTTTTGAGCGTTTTTCTGCATCTGTAGCTCTACAATCTTGCCTTTGTTCTCAATATCTTTCTCTTTGAGCATCAAATCAGCAATCTTGGCACGTTGTTCAAACTGTTGCTGTGCGTTATCACCTTCGATATTGGTAGACAATGAGCTAATAACCTTCGCTTTAAGCTCTTCAGGCAGTAATTGGGTCTCAACCACTGTCTTTTGTGCTTCAGCTTGGTCTCGTTGCGCTCTAGCTTGCAGTGATGCAGTAGTTGCTTGAGACTGTTCCATCTGCATCTGAGCAGCCATCTGAGCTTGTTGCTGTTGCTCAGGGTTAGGCTGAGACATTTGGGTAAGAGCTTGCTCCATTTCAGCACGATTAGACAGGCTGGAGTTAGCGATAATACCTTTGAGGATAATCGGCAACACTGGTGTATCAGGTCCAAGAGTCTGTAACAAACCAATAAGCTGTTGCTGTTCGTATTCACGAGCCATAATACCCAAAGTAGCGGTAGGAATGAACTTCATGTCTACAGAAGGATAACGCTCAGGGTCAAACTGCATATATCGGAAAGCAACCTTCTTAATTAACGGAACCATGAAGTCTTCTTGGAAGTTGGTTAAGGTACGCTTGTACTTCTTAATGATTCCAGATACAGCCATTGACATACCAGCGCCAGAAGAATCACGAGAAGCCTGTGAAACCATGCCTTGACTGTCTAAAGTACCAGTTGCCATCAACAACATACGCTCAAATTCTTTTGCTGTCGCAGCAGATTCAGGGCTAGTTGTGCCAAAGTGGAAAGGCATCATAATCTCGGCAGGGTTGCCATTAGTGAGGATAGCTTTTCCGGGTTTAACTTCAAACTTAGCACCACGAGGTAAACGAGTAGCATCCATAGCAATCATTGGAGCTGTAGTCAAAGCTAAGCTGTCTAGGTGGCTACGAAGCTGTGCGTCAATAGCCTTTTGCATATTGTATGCTTTTTCGACTGTACCACGACCCCAAAAGCGATTAGGAACTGTGTCATCCTGATAAGCGATAACAGGGCGGTCTTTCATCATGTAAGGGTTGCGTTCAGCTTTGAGGAGTAGTCCATCATTAGCAATGACCACAATAGCCTCTACAAGACCACTGTAGGTGTCTGCAGTACTATCTTCAGGGAACAGGTCAACTACCTCTTCTCCGTCGTTCTCAAGCTGGTCTAGGTACTCGCTAGGGACTAATCCGTAGTATGTTAGTAACTTAACCTTGTCATCTTGATATTGAACTACTTCTTGGGTTACTTCTAAGTCGTCATCGTTGCCAGTAGGTCCGATGTCTACCTTACGATAGATACCCTTTTCCATACCTTCAACAACTTTGTGAATAGACACAAACTTCTCAATAGCACAACCCATTGCATCTTCAATAGAAGTAGCGTTAGGGTCAATCAAGAAGTTCTTAGGGTTTACTGGGTTAATCTTAACGCAGAAGTATTCCTTCTCAGTAACTCCATAAGCTGCTTGCTGTGAACCCGGAATAGGTTGAGTAGTTGGGACATACTCGGTTTCGGTCTTAACCATAATCTCACCGATACCTGTACCATAAATCTCAGCTAGTAATTCAATCTGGTCAACAGACTTACGAATCTTGTTATTAGTTAAGTCTTCCATCAACAATGCTCGCATTGCTTGGACATCCATCGGATTACCGTTGTAGTCCTTGATGTCGTCTTTAATGTCAAAGAACTCACCATTACCGAAGATTGCTTCCATAATCTCAGCGTGGCGAGTTTCTACTGCTTGCTGAGTTGCTGGACTGATTAGGCGACTACGCTCTGAATCACGAGTTCTGTCTTCAGAAGCCCAAACACCTCGGAAGATACGCTCGTATTCTTTCCAGTCTTCTAAATAGTTCTCATCACGACTGTCTCTCCAGCGGTCACAATGTTGTACAACGAAAGCTGCTAACTCTTTGTCAGCCTCAGAGGGTTCTTCCCACTTAGTGCCTTCGTTCATGTCCATATTCTCAGCCATTTTATTCCTTAAATTGAAGTACCGAAGGGGTCGGTATACATGGGGTTGACTACTTTGTCTTCAGCTTTGGTTGCTTTCTTTAATGCTTCCATAGCAGAATTAAAATAACTCTTTGTTTTAGCTTCGTCTTTAAAAGTCTTTTTAAATATTTCTAGTTTATCAAAAAAGTTCTGTTGTAGTTCTGGGTTTTGTTCTAAAGCCTTAGCTTGTAAAGGCAAAGTTGTTTGCATCCAGTAACGCTTTAATTCAGGGGTATTGAATACTTGTTGACCAAGAGGTGTATCAAGTAAAGATTTACCACGAGGAAGTTGTGATTCTAAACTTTGTAAATCAGCAAATCTTTCTTCCCAAGATTGAGGTTTACCACCATATCCATATGCTCCAACATTGCGTGGTGTTTGCTTCCACTCTTCAAGCGAAGTTACATATTTATTAAAATTATCTTCTAGTTGGTTACGAAGAGTATCTCCTTCTTTTCCTCGTGCCTGTCTTTGTAATGCTTGAGCAATTGTGTCTTTTTTAGAATCTGTAGCTACTTGGCTCTCAGCTATTCCTTTTTGAACGTGAGCAGCTTCGTGTGCATAGACTTGAGAAGCGTCATCTAAATAAGGGGCGCTAAGATTTACAACACTTGGATTGTTCCAAGGGTCTACATAACCTAATGCTCCTCCTGCCCTATCATCAGTAGCTCGGTTATATGCACGAAGCCCTGTTACACCTTGAGAATAGGCAGGGTTGCTTAAATTACTCTGTGGGTTGTAAGAACGTCTCAAGTCGTCTAACATCCACTCAGGGAGTTGGTCTAACTGTTTTTCATCTTTTATAATCGGAGGAAGATTAAATAATCCATTTGCCATATCAATATCCTGAAATTACGTCTAAAGTTTCCCACTCATCGCCACCATCATCAGCATCGAAGTTGGGACGAACTAATTGTTCTATGTACGCTAGAGCATCGACAGTATCATCGTGAACACCTTGAGTTGGGAACATTAAGAGTTCATCAACAAACAAGTCAAAGTCACCTTCATCGTTCAAGACAATCCTACCATGCTCAAAGTTACCCTGTAGCGCCCAAGTAACCCTATCAACCTTTTTCTTATTGCCGTGCGTTAATTCTTCAATGTGAGCGTAACAGTTCATTCTACGCATCGCATCCATCAAAGGATTCATAATCGCTTGTTTAGCAATACCACGCTCAATACCTACTGCCAGCGGCTGATACTCTTGTATGTTCTTGAGTATTCTAAGCGCAGTGTCTTCAGTTGACCAACGACCACATTCAATTTTATCCACATACCATACATTCTGATTATCAACTTTCACACACGCTATAGCTGTTTTGTCTAAGCGTTTATTTGTTTGTTTTTTACCTAGTTCTTCAAAACCAGCGCAGTCTACTGCGATATACCATGAACCATCTTTAGGTTCTTCACCAAACTTAATCCACTCTTCTTTAAACAAACCAGAACCAGCATTGTTAAAGGAAGACAAATATTCTTGGTTAAACGCAAAAGAACTTAATGTCCTCTTCGCTGCTTCAATCTCTTTAGGGTCAATCGTCTCGTTATCTGCAGTGGTAAAGTGCCAAGACTTCCAATCCTCATCGCTACCGCCTTGTCCTAGCTGATACCACTCATAGAAGTGGTTACGACCAGAAGGGGTAGAAATAAACATTGCTCTACCTTTTTTATCTGACAACGCTGCACGAAGCACTCGTTCCCAAATCTCTGCTTTAATAAACGCAACCTCGTCCATTACTAAATACGACAAAGACACACCACGCAAAGAGTCTTGGTTATCAGCACCTCTAATGAGGATTTTCCTACCATTAACCAAAGTAATCTCTAAGTTGTTAATGTGAGCAGACTTGATAACAGGTCTACCTAAATCCATTAACAGGTCCCACATAATCGTTCTAGCTTGTCCTAGCGTTGGTGCAACATACATCACACTAGAACCTTCAGGACAATTCAAACCTTCAATCAATAGCGTTACTGCAGATAATCTGGACTTACCACAACGACGACCAGCAGCAATAACTTTAAAACGAGTACTGTCTTTAAATACTTGTTGTTGCCAATTCAGAAGAGCGAAGTTTAGTTCACTCATCTAAATCTCTAATAATTACATCAGTGACATCATTATCTATTACTTCAGTAGTTTCAATCGTTGGATTGATACCAGTAATATTAATACTAATCTGAGGAGTACCACCACCTGTTTTAGCCTCAAAAGCAGACAGAGGCAGTAATCGTTCTCCACAGAACTTTAACATTGCACCCTGTGCTGGATGACCGTCAGCAAGTGCTGTTTCAATAATCTTGGTAATAACACTATCACCTGCGGTAGCTAATAATCTAGCTTTAAATTCTGCAAGTCTAGCACCATCGCCACTGCCGGGAGGTCTCCCAATTAAACCGGGTTTCTTCTTTTTCTCAATGTCTGACTTCTTCGGACGACCTAGCTTCGGTTTACCGTTGACAACCTCTCTACGCTTAATCTTTGGTCTTTGCTTTTTTTCAGCAACGACAACCACTTCGTTAGGAGACAAATCATCATTACTCAAAGTCTTTTATCCTTATAGGAAGACACATTAAAAAATTGAACTACCACTAATACTATAGAGTGCTATCGGGTTCACAGGGATTAAGAAGTTCGCTATCAGCTAGGAGGGGACTGACTATTGTCTTTAGTCCCCATTCTACAGTGCGCTATAACTTGTCGTCCCGAAGGGGACTGTCCCGATTCCTTTATAGTGTGCGTTGCTGTTCACTTGTAAGGCGATTCTAGCATACTTTTACGATTCTGTCAAGAACTATTTTTATAACAGCGTTTAAAGCATCTAGGATAGGGTTGTCTTAGTCGCCTACGGCAGCGCAGACAGCGGGGCTACCTTAGCTTCATTGGTCTCCGCTAACCTCCTGTGGAGTGAGCATATTGTAACATTATTGAACTACCTTTATTTTCTCTAATAATATCATAGACTTAGGGACTAATCTTCATTATTCTTTTTTGTATACTTTAGAGGCTCCAACAACATTAACAGCGAAGCAACACCCCCTCCCCCCTATGTCATTCTACGATGTTGTTTCTATACCACAGTGTTGTATCTACGCAACATAACAGTTTATGATAGTGAGTGCTTACTTACATAACTTATAGTTATATAGACTGTGTTGTTTCTATACAACAATGCGTGTATGGCGGTGATGCACCATTACAGGGCAACATAGTTAGTAGCCACTAACATGATAGACCTACCTAGACCAGTGTTGTATTTGTACCACATTAGGGTTTGTCCTAATAGACAAAACTGTAACTTATCCGTTATACAGTAGGTAAGACAGACAAAGTAATAGTGTTGTTTATTTGCAACTAAGGGTTTGTCATAATAGACAATAGGTTGAAAAACTCATAAACTAGTATCAAGTAGTAAACATTAACCAGTAGATAAGAAAGGCAACACAATCATGACCCAATCACAATTTGCAGCACTATGTACCGCACGCACAATAGACCCGTCAATAGCCCTTGAAAATGATGATGTAATTCAGGCTATCAAGTTAGGCGATATTGAATTGCTCACCAGTATTTTAGACAATCAGTTTTAATTGAAAGGGAATAATAATGGCAAACTTAGCACAATTCAAAAAAGACTTAAAAGGTTGTTCAAAGGTATTTGGCTATGTCAAATATAGCGATGATGACGGCACAGAGTTTGAAATGAAAAAGACTGATGTAATGTTTGTATTCAAAGACTATCCTGAAGATACCCACGTTAATTATAGGGTTGATGTAGTTCACAATACAATTTATATTAACTAACAGAAAGGCACAAAATGATTAACTACTCACAATCACAGAAAAGTATTGTTCTATACCAATTCACAGAAAAAACTACATGGGGTGAATTTGGTGATGAATTTATGTTTTGCACTTATGGTACGCTAGATGCGCCTGAATTGATTCCTAGTGGTTCATGTCGCAATGGTTTTAATGATTGTTTTTATAGAGAGTATTGCTAAACAGTAGTAAACTTAAACGGCAATATCCTAAACTTTGGAGGTCTTAAAAATGTATGTAAAACCTATCGCGTCAAATATGACTGAATTAGTGCTAAACGATGGCACTCAAGTCTTATTCAGTTATCAAACACCCGTAGCATGTTGGGTTAATGGTCAATTCTACAAAACCGCTAAAAAGTGGTCAAACACTACTACGCGCCACGTCAATAAATGGGCGCATTGTGCAATCAATCAACCACAAGAATATTTTGATAACTTAGTTAAGGGGGTTTAGTCATGAAACAGACTGTAAACTTTAGCACTTTTCAAACCGCGTTTGAATCTATTAGACCTGATAATTTTACTTATGAGGGTTTGACCGCGCTATTTAATTGGATAGAACAACAGGAGCAAGATACCGGCGAAGAGCAAGAATTAGACGTAATCGCCTTATGTTGCGATTTCACAGAATCAACCTATGAAGAGATTGTGAAAGATTATAATTTATCGGATGAAGAATTTTCTATTCCTGATGAAATGCCACAGGCGGTAATTGACCATCTAAACGATGAAACAATGATTGTCGGGTATAACGATAAAACAGTTATTTATTTAAACTTTTAAGGGGTAAATCATGCTTAAATTCTTACAGGGTTGCTTTGTAGGGTTGTTATGTTTCACAATTCCGCTTTTAATTTATGTCTATAAGACAGGAGGGTTCTAACATGACATTAGACCAAATAAAACAGGCTATCGCGCGAGGTGATAGCGTTCATTGGGTAAACAGTGCATATGATGTAATACGCGACAAACTGGGGCAATACTTGATTTGTTGCAACCATAACGAATCGTGCATTGGTTTAACTTGGCGCGATGGTGTAACACTTAACGGCTCAGAAGATGAGTTTTATTTAGGATATAAAGGGGAATAACATGAAAGTAATTATTGAGATTGATTTGCCCGAGGGTCAATCTATACCTGACCCGCGCGACATTGTGCGCCTTACTAGCCCTGACTGGCATTGTGATTGGTGGTCTATTGATGATGTCTCAGAATTTTATGCGGGCGACGGTGAATACATTACTTTCACCGAGGAAGAATCGCGGGAGGTGTTGGAGTTAATTGCGCGATGTAATAGCCCTGAAATTGGAATCTCTTGGGACTCTATAAATGTGTGGCAGTCCGAAATATATGACAAATACTATGAAAGGGTAGAAAATGACTGAAAATAGGCGATTTTTACTTGATGATATTAAGGCAATGTTGCCACAATCAAAGCAAGAATTTGCATGGCTTATCTTGCTAAGTGATGAAGGGCTTTATAACTTATGGCGGGACTTAGTAAACCTCACCACTAAAGAGGCTCTAGCATGACATTGGAGGAAATAGCGGCAGAATTAGGTATCACACATCAGTCAGTATGGCAAATTCAAAACAAGGCAATACTGAAGATACGCAATGCTTTACAAAAACACAATATAACTTATGAGGAATTTGCACTATGTTTAAAACATTCTTAATTGCAGTCGCTTTATTTGTATCAGTTGGCAATGCTATGGCTTGCCCTAGTCAAATCGTGGTTTTACCTGATGGTAGGATGATGGTTTGTTATTATTGCAACAATGGTAAATTAGTCAATTGTGAGAACCTATGAAAAACCCTTATACCCTATTTTACTGGCTTTGTGGCTTAACAGTCTATACTCAACTAATTCATTGGCTTTTAAGCTGGATTAAAGCCTCTTTATAGCCGACTTATGATAAAGTTGATACCTACCTATTACCAATGCCCTAAAACGGCTTAGAAAGGCTTTAAATGAGTTCATATGTAATTGTTGCCGTTAATAAAAACAAAGGAAATATTTCACTTATAACGAAATACCCTATGGACTATGCGGAGGCTTTGAAGTTTATTGACCAAAGTAACCAAGATAGAGGACATTTTCCTAATACATTCTTAACTCTTGCGGAGGTGTTTAAATGAGATGCCAATGTTGCGATGCACTATTAAATGACTATGAATCGACTATGCGTCATGCTATTACTAAGCAATTTACTGAGTTATGTGGGACTTGCTTAAAAACGATAGATGCGTTTATTCCCGTACAAGTTAGGAATGACTTGTTAAGCGAGAGTGATACGGGTAATGTCGATAGCTTATGGGACAATGTAGAAGATTATATCGAGGACACCAGCGAAGATGATGGTATTGAGGACTATTGGGCAGAGCGTTAAGCTCGGTGTCATAGGTTCTATATAGTCTATGATGTATCTATGTTGTTTGCTATGAAGTAATGATTTATAAATAACATAAAACAACAATTTACATAGTCTATGTTGTTAAGGCATTATATGAAGTTTTTAAAATGTTGTCAAGTGTTTTATTTTTGCCACAAAGTATTGACTTTAAGATTGTCAATGCTTAGTCTGTATCCTAACGGGAGGTTTTATGAATGAATTAGATGAAGCTCGCTATCATTTTGCATTGTCTGAAGTCTTGGACATGGTTAGAATTTATGGTTATTCTAAAGTAATCAATGACTTAGATGCGATGATTGCCGAGGAAGTGAATAGGAAGCTGGAGGCGGTCTATGCTTAGTAAGGTAAGGCTAACCCTTGCAGTCATTGTGATGTCGTCTGTAATGCTGGTTTTAACGCTTTATGGAGCATTTTCTGAGCATACTGTCTATGCTTGCTCTGATGGCGACAAGAATCCACCCGATGTCATCAAGCATTGCAAGGAATTAACTAAGAACCAATGGTGGGGACACTACTACACAGGAGTTAAGAAATGAGAAAAGAACCAAGAGGATTGACGGCAACATTTAAAGTGACCAAGACTTACTATGTCACTTGTTATGGCGACACCGAAGAGGATTGTCATATCATGGCAGAGAACCTAGCACCTACGGATATTAAAGAGGAAGATTTAGGCGATATGGAAGTAGAGATTGCTGGTGGGTTTGAATATGACGGATTCTAAATACATTAAACACATACCATGCGACAGTTGTGGTAGCACCGATGCAAACAGTTTGTATGACGACAATCATCAATACTGTTTTGCCTGTGAGACCTATGTCGCTGGTGATGGAACAACAACACAAACGAAAGTAGTTAAACCTATGAACAAGGATATACAATTTTATGACAATGCTTCTTCTCTTTCTATCGCTAATCGTGGTATTACTTCGGCTACTTGCATAGCCTATGGAGTTCGTCAAGACAACGGCAAACATTATTACCCTTACTTCGATACTGATGGGGTTATGTCCGCAGTTAAGACAAGGGATGTAGAAACTAAATCATTCTCGATTGCTGGTGACTTCAAAGATGCTACGCTATTCGGACAGAACCTATTCGCTAAAGCTGGTCGCTATTTGACTATCTGTGAGGGTGAATTAGACGCACTAGCAAGCTATCAGATGCAAGGTAGTAAGTACCCTTGTGTTAGCGTTAGAAACGGCGCACAGGCAGCTTTAAAAGATTGCAAAGCACAATACGAATGGATTGATTCATTTGAAAACATTGTCCTATGCTTTGATGCTGATGAGCCGGGACAGAAAGCGTCACAGGCAGTCGCTGAATTATTCGGCGGCAAAGTTAAAGTAATGAAACATAAGAAAGGGTATAAAGATGCGTGTGATTACCTTGAGAATAACTCTGGTAAAGAATTTATTGATGCTTGGTGGGGTGCTGAGTCTTATATCCCTGATGGAATTGTGCAAGGTAACAGTCTCTGGGAAATGGTCTCAGCGCCTATTGAAAAGGCTGATTGTGACTACCCTTACGATGAACTTAATAAACTCACATACGGCATCCGCAAGGGCGAACTCGTCATGGTCACGGCAGGAAGTGGACTTGGCAAATCTCAATTTCTTAGAGAGATTGTATGGCACATACTTAACAAGACAACTGACAAAATCGGACTTATGTTTCTTGAAGAGGGAGTCCGCAAGACTGCTCGTTCCCTCATGTCTTTGGCAGTAAACAAACCCATTCATTTACCTGATGTTGATGTATCACCAGAGGAGCTAAAAAATGCTTTTGATAGAACACTCGGAAGTGACCGCATTTATCTGTTTGACCATTTCGGCAGTACTAGTTTGGAAAATATTGTTAATCGAGTGCGCTACATGGCTAAAGGGCTTAATTGTGGCTATGTCTTTCTTGACCATTTGTCTATTATCGTTAGTGGTGGTGATGTTGGAGATGAGCGTAAAGCCTTAGATGCCATTATGACTAAGCTACGAATGATTGTGCAAGAGACAGGGATTAGTTTGATTTGTGTTTCACATCTGAAACGTCCTGATGGTAAAGGACACGAAAACGGAGCAGCTACGTCATTATCTCAGTTAAGAGGCTCTGGGGCGATTGCACAATTAAGCGATATTGTGTTGGGTTTGGAGCGTGACGGTCAGGCAGAAGATTTAATCACTAGAAACACCACTACTGTGCGTGTGATTAAGAATAGATTTTCAGGCTTTACTGGCAACGCAGGTTCACTGTTATATAACGCAAACACTGGTCGTATGCTTGAAATTAAAGATACTTTATAAACCACTTGACACCTGAACTAAGTTAGTGTATAATAAGGTTCAGGAGGATTAAATATGAAACACTGCAAAACCTGTGATACAACGAAACCTTTATCTGAGTTTGGAATTCAGCGAGGTCGTCCACGTCATATTTGTAAAGAGTGCCGTAAACAAGAAAGCAAGGAATGGTATGCAAACAACAAAGAACACAAAAAAGAGTTGTCACAACGATACAAACACGTCAAAAAAGACAAGGACTTGCAAGCAACATACGGAATCGACTTGGAAACATATCATCGAATGTTGGCTCAACAAAACAAAAGGTGTAAAATATGTCACACACACCAAGAAGATTTGAAAAGAGCAATGTGTGTTGACCACGACCATACCACAGGAAAGGTTAGAGGTTTGTTGTGTGATACTTGTAACAGGTCTTTAGGGTTATTAAAAGACAATGTAAACACTTTAATGAGAGCAGTAGATTATTTACAAGGTAAATTATGAGCATGAAATTAACAGACATATTGATTCGACACAACGAGATTGAGATGATTAAAGACCGCAGTGTCATCTACAAGAATGGTACAGTCATACCTCTTACCGACTATGAGTTTACTTCTTTACTCACCTCGTTTAACATCCACGACATTGGTAAAGATATACCAGTTTACAATTAAGGACACATGATGAATAACGACTTAGTAGAAAAAGCCCGTGAGTATGCAAAGCATGATGAGTATGCTGTCACTCGCAATTACATCAACGCATTGTGCTTAGAGATTGACCGATTACGTACACTTAACAAGGATGTCTTTGGTCGCATCCAAGATAACACCGAAGTTTATGCTGATGCAGAGCGTTATCGCTGGCTACGCAGTGCATCGTGGGATGTTGATACAAAGCTAGTGGCTCCATCTGTTATCGCTTGTAATGGCGATATGTCTGAATGGCGCTGGATGATTGGCAATGAGATTGACGTAGCAATTGATAAATTCTTAGCGGAGGGAAAATGAACACTAACGAACTGATTGAAGCACTAGACCAACGATACGGCAATCCCTATGCAGTTAAAGAATGTGGTTTGATTCAAGAAGCTATCAAAGTATTGCGTATGCAAGGTAATGAAATTGAAGCGTTACTGAAACAGGTACAAGAGAAATGATATACAAAACATTTGAAGAATGGAAAGCTGGTCAATGGTTAGAGGATGGTGAGCCACGCACTAAATCCTACACAGAAGATGAGTTGTTGCTAATTGAAATGGGTTGGCAATATGGATTTGATGCTAGTAATGAGGTTTTAAAACATAAAGTAATAGGCAACGATTATGTATTCGTTTGTAAGCGTTGTGCCGAAGAAATGGGAATTAATTTTGAGGAAGAAAAATGACTGAAGGTGTATGGATTGGATTAGCAATGTCTGGTAGTTTTGCTTTTGGATTTTATACGGCAATCTTTTGTATAAATTTAGCTTTGGAAAATGTAAGAAAGGTACAAGAGAAATGAGTTTTGACATTATGACCAAAGAAGGCATGAGAGTTACTCAATGGTTTAGCTCAGTTGATGAGCTACTCAAGTCTATGTTGGCTAACCCTAAAGATAGGTATTGGAGAAATGGTTAAATCACCTTGCACAGGTAAATGCGAACTAGATTTCTTTGATATATGTCGTAAGTGTCAACGAACTAAAGATGAAATCAGTAGATGGTATGTCATGACTGATGATGAGAAGTTAGAAGTATTAGAAAGGTTGATTAAAAATGAGTAAGAAGAATATTAAATTAGATGGCTATGCTTGGATTGCTGAGAACGGTGCTATTGACTATGGATTCTGGTTTGGTGATTCTGATGAGCCTGTGTCATTTTCAACAACGCTAAAGCAAATCGTAAGAGATACGCTAGAGGCTTATCGTATTCCCGGAGGCGCTATGGCTGACTATCATTTAGAAGACATGAAACGATTGAGCTTGGCTATCAAAGCAGCACAGAACTTAATCGACCACGAAATTAAACGCATGGAAGGAGTTGAATCAAATGACTAAACTTGTAAAAATTGGAGATAGGTTTGTTAATCCTTTTAACGTAACTTACATCATTGACAGAGAGATTCACTTTAACGATGGTAGTCGCTGGGTAGCAACAGAGCCTGAGATTCAGGACTTGTTAGCAATTATGTTTGAGACACCAAGAGTTGAGACTGTAACAGTAGTAGAAGAACCCTTGATTCGTAAAAAGAAAGTTCTTAAGAAAACATGAAATGGACAGGCACAGCCCTTTGTCTGATTGGGATTGCTTTAACTAGTCTTAACATCTTTCCATTGAACTTGTGGTTTGGTTTAATTGGCAGCGGATTATGGACTTGGGCAGGTATACGACAAAAGGACTGGGCATTGTTTATTGTGGAGTTTGTTGCAGTATTGATGTACTTAGGAGGCTTGATAAAACTATGCTTATGAACAACGATAAACGATTCGACCTTGACCTACAATATGGACAAGTGTTTGAGCGTAAAGTAGCGGATATGCTTCAGAACAGCAAGATAGAAGTCAAGACAGAACGAGATATGTGGAAGTCTACTGGAAACATTGTTGTGGAGTTTGAGAGTCGTGGTAAGCCTAGTGGCATAGCTGCAACTGAAGCAGACTACTGGTTTCATAACCTAGCTGTTGGTGACGATATTTTAATGACACTAGTATTCCCTACTAAAACACTCAGGAATTATATCTCTAAGAATAATCCAAGAATGGTTCGTGGTGGTGATAACAACACTTCTCGTCTTTACTTGATTAAACTACAAGACTTAGTTACAATGCTTCCATGAGAATAATTCTTGACATCGAAACTAATACCACTCACGATAAGATTTGGTGTGTTGTTACTCGTGATATTGATGATGACATTGTGCGTCATTGGGAAAATAACGATGCAGAGCTACAAAGGTATTTATCTGTAGCTGATAAGATTATTACTCATAACGGCATCTTCTTTGACTTCCTAGTGCTAAAGAAGGTTTGGGGCATTACTGTGAAAAAGTCACAGGTAGTTGATACGCTAGTGTTGTCACGTCTATACAATCCTAGCTTAGAAGATGGACACAGCCTTGCTGCTTGGGGACAACGCTTGGGGTTTGCTAAAGGAGACTTTACAGACTTTGATGGCGGTCTTACAGACGAGATGTTGGAGTATTGTGTTCAAGATACATTGGTAACAAAAGAGCTTTATAAATACTTAACTAAGGAGATGGAAAATGATTTCTCAAAAGAGAGCATCACGCTCGAACACGAAGTCGCAATCATCATTGCGGAACAAGAACGCAACGGTTTCAGACTCGATATGCCTAAAGCTCTACAGCTCTTATCTGAACTTAAAACTAAGCTGGACATTATTCAAGTTGAAATGGCTACAATTTTCCCACCCAAAGTTACAACAGGTAGAACTCACAAAACTAGTGGTAAAGCGCTCAAAGACATCGTTGAGCCGTTCAACCCCGGAAGCCGACAGCAAATTGCTGAAAGACTTCAAGCTAAGGGTTGGAAACCAAAAAAGCGTACCGAAAAAGGTAGCGTCATCGTTGACGAAGAAGTCCTCGCCAGTCTCGACTACCCAGAAGCGAAAGCCCTCGCAGAATACATGATGTTACAAAAGCGGATAGCACAGGTAGAATCGTGGCTGACCGCAATTGGTAAAGATGGTAGGGTTCATGGTCGTGTGATTACCAACGGCGCTGTCACAGGTCGTATGACGCACATGAGTCCGAACATGGCACAGGTTCCCAACAGTGGTAGTCCTTACGGACATGAGTGTAGGGATTTATGGACAGTAGATAAAGGATATAAGTTAGTCGGTATTGATGCTTCAGGTCTGGAGTTGAGAATGTTGGCTCACTATATGAACGACAATGTATATACACATGAAGTTGTATCGGGCGATATTCACACAGCGAACCAAACCGCTGCTGGGTTGCAAACGAGGAATCAAGCTAAGACGTTTATCTATGCTTTCCTCTATGGCGCAGGAAGTGCCAAAATCGGGTCGATTGTTGGAGGTTCTGCGAAAGAAGGACAAAAGCTCATTGATTCTTTTCTACGAAATACGCCGAAACTTAAAGCTCTTAGAGAGAAAGTGGCTCGTATCTACGCTAAAGAAGGATGGCTACCGGGTCTTGACGGACGCAAGTTACTCGTTCGTGCAGAACACTCGGCGCTCAACACGCTACTGCAAGGCGCTGGTGCAATCGTAATGAAACAAGCTGTTGTTATTCTTCACAAGCAGTTGCGTAAGTCTAAGATAGAGTTTAAGATTGTCGCTAATGTTCACGATGAGTGGCAAATAGAAGTTGAAGAAAGTCGTGCTGAAGAAGTTGGTATCATGGGTACAGAAGCAATTAAAGAAGCTGGTATAGTATTGAATATGCGCTGTCCTTTGGATGGTGAATACAAGATTGGCTTGTCTTGGAAAGATACCCACTAATGAAAAACCTTAGACTAACCCACTTAGAGCAACTTGAGTTATATATCGACTCTTACGATGATTCTGGTTTTTATTATGGAAACAAAGAACAATTTTTAAAACGACATGAAGATTTAAAACAATGGGTATCAGACGCACAAACTAAATTACTAGATGGAAAGAAAATTACTTATGACTGAAGAAAAAGATGAAAACTTGTTGGGGATGGTAGCTGTGTCTGCATACAAAGATGGGACTTACTCACTAAGTTCTTCCTTTGATTTAGATGAAACATACGAGTTGCTAAAGGATGCTGTGCTAGATATTGAAGATGGAACACTGGAAGATTCTATTGATTATCATAACCAGTCGCTACATTAACTTTATCACATCGTGAAACGTAAGAGTTGTAAGTTGTTGTATAATAAGCAAAGCAGTATTCATAAACGTAGTAGATAAGGAGAATTAAATGGAAATGAAACCAGTAAAGATTCAAGCGGAAGTTCAATGGGCTTTCTTTGATAAAGTAAACGACATGAGTGGCAAGTTTCAATGCGACTTAGCTAACCTCTCAACCG